AATCTGCTCCACAAGCTGCAAATAAACTTGTAGAGATATTAAATAGTGACGACCCTATTCCACAGGTTAATGCTAAACTTCAAGCAGCCCAGACCTTGTTAGACAGAGTGGGTGTTGCTAAAAGAGATAAGTTAGATGTAACACATAGTGTAGGTAGTGGTATATTTATTTTACCAGAAAAGAAACCAGTAATAGAAGCAGAAGATGTAGAGGTTATAGATGAAGAGAAGAAATAGTTCTACTATACCTTTTGGTTATAAATTACTAGATGATAATAAAACTTTAGTAAAGGTTGATAAGGAAATATCAGCATTAAACGAAATTAAAGATGGTGTTAAATCAGGTGCTTTTAGTTTAAGAGGAGCAGTTGAGATATTAGAACATCAAACAGGGCGAAAGTTATCTGCAATGGGATTAAAAAAAATTATTGACAGAGAACCTGAGCAAGAACCAAATGGATTGTTAAGTAGAGATGACAAGGCAGTATAATTATAGTATTGACCAGAAAGCTAAGATGGCTGCTAGAAAAGCTGTCAAAGAAAAAGAAAAAGAAATTAAAAGATTAAAAAAAAATCTTGAGAATAAAACGACTAGACTTAGAGCAAAGAAAGAAGCTTTAGGTGTAGTTCAAAGAGCAGAGGATGATAAGGTATCTAAGAAAGGTACTGTTATGACTGAGAATCAGTTTGATACTTTGCCTAATAAAGTTAAGAATCTTCTAGAAGAAGAAAAAGAAAGAATTGTATTTAAACCTAATGTAGGTCCACAAACAGAATTTCTCGCAGCAGGAGAACAAGATGTTTTATATGGTGGAGCTGCAGGTGGTGGTAAGTCCTATGCAATGTTAGTTGACCCATTAAGGTATATGCATATAAAAGAACATAGAGCTTTGTTATTAAGAAAGTCTATGCCTGAGTTAAGAGAATTAATAGATAAATCTAGAGAGCTTTATCCTAAAGCATTTGCTGGTGCTAAGTTTAGAGAAGTAGAAAAGATTTGGAGATTTCCTTCAGGTGCATCATTGGAGTTTGGTTATCTGGACCGAGATGCTGATGTTTATAGATACCAAGGTCAATCCTACACATGGATAGGTATTGATGAATTAACTCAGTATCCTACAGAGTTTCCCCTTCAATATTTGCAATCACGATTAAGAACAACTAACAAAGATATACAATGCTTTATTCGGTGTACTGCAAACCCTGGAGGTGTCGGAGGTAATTGGGTTAAGAAAAGGTATCTAGACCCATCACCTCCGAATGAAAGTTTTATAGGTAAAGATGAAATAACTAGAAAATTTATACCTGCTAAGTTAGATGATAATCCATATCTAGCTGAAGATGGTAAGTATGAAAAGATGTTACAATCTTTACCACCAGTTCAAAAGAAACAATTACTAGATGGTAACTGGGATGTTTCTGAAGGTGCAGCATTTGTAGAGTTTGATTATGATACACATTGTATTGACCCATATGAGTTACCTAAAAGATGGGAACGATTTAAAGGTATTGACTATGGATATGCATCAGAGTCTGCTGTTATATGGGCAGCATTAGACCCTAGTGATGAAACATTAATTGTTTATAGAGAATTATATCAGAAAGGTTTAACTGGAGAAGACTTAGCTAAGAAAATTTTTGAATATGAAAAAGAAGATAAACTATCTGTTAGTGGAGTGTTAGATAGTGCAGCTTGGGCAAGAACAGGAACAACAGGACCAACAGTAGGAGAAGCATTAACTATGGCTGGTCATAAACTTAGAAGAGCTGATAAAAATAGAATACAAGGTAAAATACAAGTACATGAAAGATTAAAGTTAAATCCAAAGGGTAGACCTAGATTACAAATATTTAAATCATGTCCTAACCTTATAAGAGAATTACAGGGAATACCTGTAGATACAAACAAACCAGAAGATGTAGACACTAAAGCACCTGACCATGCATATGATGCATTAAGATATTTAATAATGTCTAGACCTAGAAGTATTAGTTCTTATGAACAAATGCAACAGATAAAGAAGTGGACTCCATCTGACCCAACATTCGGATACTAATATGAAAGAACTAAGAGACACAATAATAAAAAGTTTACTCAGACACGCAGAAGGACATATAGAAAAACATTGTGCTAATATAGAAGTTTATTTAACTAATCCTGCAGGGATAGGAGAACATCCTGATATATTAGAAGCAATTGAAAAAGAGTTAGCTGTAATAGCTGAGTATGAAGACCAGATAACAATTATAAGAAAATATTTTAGTTAATGCCTTTGTATACTTTTAGAAATAAAAATACAAGCAAACAATATGATAAACAAATGTCATATGAAGAGTTACAAGAATATTTAAAACAAGAACATATAGAACAAGTATTTAAAATTAATATATACAGATATTCAGATAACAATGGTAATAAAGACCAGTTTACTGAATGGGCTAGAGACCCAAATATAAATGGTGATGGTGGTTTTCAAACATATGGAAAAGCCAGAACAGATAATGACAAGAGACTAGATGATAAAGAGAAAAATTAAAATAAACCCTAGGGCTAAAAGAGAAATAGATAGATATCCTATGGTTGCTGTATACTGGCTCGATATTTGCTCAGACAGCTCATGGCAATCTATTGAAGGATGTAAAAAAGCAAAACTACCTGTATGTGTTACTAAAGGACATTTACTTACTCAAAAAGGTGGTATCACTAGAATATTTGGTGACTACTCACTAGCTGATGAAGAGTTAGGTAAGATTGAAGAGATAGGTAATACAACTATAATTCCTAATAGTGTTATAGTTGAAATCAAGAAAATAAGTTGACAAGGGTATAGAATATCTGTATTATTACAGTAAGGGGAATTATTTATGGAATACAACAATGTTTCTTCTATGGACTCCGAAAAGGATAACAGAGAAGATAAGATAGAACCTTTAGTAGCTGAGATTAATTATAAGTTTAAAGCTGCATCTGATAAAAGACAAGATGATGAAGATAGATGGCTTCAAGCTTATCATAATTACAGAGGTAAATATTATAAAAATATTCAGTTTACTGAAAGAGAAAAGTCTAGAGTATTTGTTAAAGTAACTAAGACAAAAGTTTTAGCTGCTTATGGACAAATTATAGATGTACTATTTGGTACAGGTAAGTTTCCATTAATAATTCAAGAAACAAAAGTTCCTGAAGGTATATCAGAATATGCTCACATGAATCCCATGAAAGAACAAATGGGTGATGAGAATATGAAACCTACTCCAGGTATAGAAGGTAATATGGATTATGTTCCTGGAGAACAAATGGGTCAACCTAATATGGGTTTAGGTTTTCCTGGTGATGGAAATGAATTAGCTCCTGGTGCAACTTTTGAATCTATCAATGAAAATTTTTTAGGTGGTCTTAGAGAAAAATATGAAGAAGCAAATTTATCTGAAGGTCCAGCTAAACTTCCAGAGTTCCCTCAAATTAAACCAGCACAGATTGCTGCTAGACAATTAAATAAATTAATTGAAGACCAACTAGATGAATCAAATGCAAATATTATTTTACGAAATGCAATATTTGAATCTTGTTTATTAGGTACAGGAATTATAAAAGGTCCATTTACTTTTAATAAAACTTTACATAGATATAATTTATCTGGTAATGGTAATGCTAGAGAGTATGCTCCAGAGTTTGTTAAAGTACCAAGAATAGAATTTTGTAGTGTATGGGATTTTTATCCAGACCCAAATGCTAGAAGTATGGAAGAATGTGAATATGTAATTCATAGACACAGATTAAATAGAAATCAATTTAGAGATTTAATTAATAGACCATTCTTTTCAAAAGAAAAAATTGAAGAGTGTTTAGCTATGGGTGGTAACTATACTAAACAAGATTGGGAAACAGATTTAGATTTAGAAAATAATACTTATGGCGATATAGAAAAAAACCGATATGAAGTTTTAGAATATTGGGGAACTATAGATGCTATGACTGCAAGAGAATATAATCTTGAAATAGATGAAGCAATATCTGATATGTCAGAGATACAAGTTAATATTTGGACAGTCAGAGGTAAAGTAATTAGAATTGTAGAAAATCCATTTAAACCTTTTAGAATACCTTATCAAGCTTTTGCATATGAAAAAAATCCATATCAATTTTTTGGTATAGGTGTACCAGAAAATATGGATGATGCTCAATCAATTATGAATGGTCATGCAAGAATGGCTATTGATAATTTAGCATTAGCAGGTAACTTAGTTTTTGATATAGATGAATCAGCTTTAGTTAATAATCAAAGCATGGAAGTATTTCCAGGTAAGATATTTAAAAGACAAGCTGGTGTTCCAGGTCAAGCAATATATGGAATTAAGTTTCCTAATACTGCTCCAGAGAATATGCAGATGTTTGATAAGTTTAGACAACTTGCAGATGAATCTACAGGAATACCATCATACTCACATGGACAAACTGGAGTACAAAGTATGACAAGAACAGCATCA